GTTGAACGACCATCATCATATGGTGTTTTATCTAAAAGTTTATTTGGTTTATAATCACCAGCCATTTATTTTGCAATCCTCATGTTCTTTAATATATTTGAAGCAGCATTTACTGCACCTAAGCTAGCGCCAGAATATCTCATTGCTGCTGCAGCACCAGCAACAGTAATAGCAACGCCAGCTGCTTGACTTAATGCACCTGTGAGTTGAGGACCAAGTGCATCATTAAGAGCTCCAGATAATCCATTAGTTGCTTGTGATAATAGTCCATTTCCACCCAAGCTACCAACAACGCCAGCAAGTGCTCCTAAACCAGCAATAGCACCAAGAGCACCGCTTCCACCAAATGCACCTTTAGAAGCTGATTGCATTCTTTTTATTGTAGCCATGTTTCTAGAAAAAGCAGTTATAGCAATTCCTACTTTACCAGCATCTACTACACTTTTTGGCAATCCAAGTGTTTGAGCTAAACTCATAATTGTACCAAGTAACCCAAGGATTAATGTTAAATTATTAATTAAAGTTGAACTGTTACTACTGTTGTTACCAACAACTAAATTCATACTTTTATTTGGAATAACTGTATTATGATGCGCTAATATATCATTAATATCCGCAGGTGTTACTGAATTTAATTTAATGAAAGGATCTAAAGCAGCTGCAATTTCATAAGCGCTAGTAGTTAATATTTCTTGATCTGCACTTTTATATGGTGGTTGTTCTGGTGTTCTTTGAGTCCAAACTCTGTCTCCATCTGGTCCAACCCATAAGATATAATCAGGAAAATCTATTTCTTCTTGAGGCTCATATTGTTTAACATACATATCAGGAGGGAAAGTATACAATGGTACTGGAACACTTTTACCATATGTAAATGTTGGTATTATAAGTGTAGGGATATTTTTATCTCCATGAAGAATTATATCAGAAATTAATTTCGAAAGACCTGCATGGACCATATCTTGGTATTCAAGTGTTACAAAAAGTATACCATCAACACCAAATCCATTATCAAATGCAGTTAAGATATTTTCAGCTTTATATTTTTTTGTTAAAATAGAAAGAGCTGCACTAAATGCATTCGACATCGTTTTACCAACTGGTGAAGATATCGGACTTGGTCTAGAATTAGACTTATTATTTCCTCCAAAAGACATAATCATGGCGATAGTCAACATGCTTTTCATCATGTTAGCTAATACTTGCGATTGTCCATTTGGGTCAGCACTCATTACAGCTTCTGGTAATCTTTTATCTGGATCTTCTGACGCTGTTGTAGGATCATCTGGCTTTTTAGCTTTTTTACGAGCTTCTTCTGCCACACCAAGTTCTTTTTGATCTGTTGTTCTTAATTCTCCATATGGATCCGCAGAAGCTAGAGGTTTCTCATTACCACCAAGTTTATGTTGTGGTATGTTGTTTGGATTATCATCTGGATGTCTTGGGAAATCGATACCTATATTTCCCTTACCTACTTTATGTATTTCAGAATCTCGATTTTGTATACCCATTATGCATCCTCCGCTTTAGCACCACGAGAATAAGTTCCCAATATTATTGGGTACTGTTCAGCAGTATCATTTTCTAGAAAACTTACAACAACTCTTGATCCTACTCTCATACCAGTTGGTATAACACCAACTCTATTGGTAGCAGCTGAAGTTATTGGTTGTAACGGTAAAGCCCATGGTAAATCTTCATCTTTAACATTTTGTTCGTCGTCATGATGGTTGTACATTCTTATTTGTACTCTTCCAGATTTTGTAGGATCATCTTTTATATTTCTTACTTCAGCAACATATAATTTACCCATTTTGACCACCACCCTCTTTATAAGAAGCTTTAACAACTCTAAGAATCATTGTGTATCTTGGAGATTGACAAATAGGCAAAACTTTATGTCTGATACTAACTACCAAAGCTTTACCGTTCATTTGTTTTTCACCCATAGAATCTGCAGATGGGTCAGATTTACCTGGGATATTTAATTCAATCATACTACCGAGTTTAATATTTGGGTTTCCTGGTATTTCTAATTCAGCAGCATTTTGAGCTATATGAGAATAGAATGCTATTCTTTTTTTACGAGCGTCTGAAATTTCAGTTTTTTGATTTTTGTTATTTACTGGATCATTAATCGTTCTAACTGGTACTTTTTCTACATCTCTGTTATAGTTACCATATGCTCCTGAAGATGAAGTAGTACCATCAGCTGTACCATAGTCAGGCGGGCGTGGTGGTGGTACATTACTTAATTTACCAGTTGTTAAATTATAAGACTGCTCATTAGTTTTGTCAAATGGTCTAGAAGCTGTAAAAAACGAATCTGAAGCTTTAAACCAAATTATAGAATTCTGTTTATCAGATTCAGAAGCGCCTGCACCCAAAGTACTAGTTTGAGTAAGTTTTACTACTGGTGATTGTTTAAACAATTCTTCGAAAGTGCTCATTACGTATTTCTGTTGACCACCATCATCTGTCATATAAAGTGTGTATAGTGATGACTCGTTTTGAGCTGAAACATGTTCGTTTGATAATTTTTTGAAAGCTTCCATAGGGTGTTCTTCTTGGAACACAAATCTTCTTTGACCCTTTGTAGAATCTTTAACGTCAACCTCTAGATCTGATTTTAAATTTTCTTTAACTATATCTTTAACAATATCACTGGTGTTTTGATTGTAGCTTTTCTTTACATAATTACCTTGTGAGTTTATAAGCTCTGGTCTTACTAATTTAAGCTGATACTGTTTGTTTTTACCAGCACCATAATTAGCTTGGGAACTATCATCTAGGTTTGAATTTTGTAATAATCTAAATTTGAAGTTTTTATCACCACCAAGGAAATCGCTGCCACTGAAAGATATTTGTGCTTCTTCTCTACCGTTCAAATTAACAGAACCTAAAGCATCAATAGCATCTACAACAGTAACTTCGCCAACTGGACCCAAAGGATTTAATATATCTTCATATATGTTCATGTACGACATATACAAGCCTGGATTAGCAGCTGCTAGATCCATACTTCCAATTCTTAAAGTTTGAATGTTTATTTCACCGTAAGACATTATTTTTTCAATAGCCTCTTGAGATCACTAATTGCAATTCCATTGTATCTATTATCTAACACTCGGATAGTTTTGTTATATTCATTTTTAATAGTTTCATAATCAAAATATGTAACAGCTGTCCAATAAGATTGTTCTTCTTCTCTTATATTATTAGCTGTACAAGTAACAGAAGTGAAAATCGTATTTACTGTGCTTTCGTTGCCATAGATATAACTTGTATTACTCGAAGCTAAATCATAAGTTCCAGAAACATGCTGTACATAAACTGTATTATTTGATGTAGATAGAACTTGACCTTTACCAGTAGTATTTGTATTATAAACAATATTTACAATTTCATCTTCTACGAAGTTAGTATTTGAAACTGTGTAAGACATAATTTTATTTGTATTTACTGTCCAATCGATTTTTTTTCTATTATATGATATAACTTTATTACCAGCGCCTAAAATTGGCTCCCAATAATCTTTCATATAAGCAGGTAAAGCATTATAAAACGAACTAGAAATAGGTTCTTCGTTAATCCAGTTATTTCTGTAATTTTTAATTTTCGTTTGAGCTGTATATACATCCCCATATTTTTTTCCAACGAAATCAATAAATTCGGTATCAGACAAATACCATTCATAATATGGGTCTACAATTTTATTAGAAAGATAAATTAACCAACTTTGATATGGATCTTGATAGTAACGATAGCTAAACTGATCTGGTCTTTCGTATACATCTAATTCGTAAGGATAAAACGCAAATGGATTAGATGAAACACTTTCTAAGACAACAACTCTTGCAGTAATGTCAACCATTGTTGTATTACCATATTGAACAGTAGGAAATTTATCGAAATATCTTTGAGCCATTTAATTACCTTAGAGGAAATAATTATCTTTAATGTTGTATTGAATTTCTTGTAAAGCCACACTGAAATTTACAACTGTTGGAGCTCCTGTTCTCTTAAAGAATGAAGGACCACCAGCGCCTGTATAATCAACACTTACTGATCTAATAGCACATGGTTTGAAACGAAATGTGAACTCATCATTTGGATACATTTTAATTATAGCTATACTTGGATAGTTTAATAGAATATTACTTTGCCCACCACCAAGACCACCAGCTCTAGCAGGTAACATATTATATTTAAATTGTGTAATTATGTCTGCTAAAGTTTGAGATTCTTGTTCATTTTTAGGAGCAAATTGCCATTGTAAATTATACTCTTTAAAAGTAGGCGATTTAAATAACATGAATAAATGAGGGTTTACTTGCAATCCACCTGTGCCAGGAACTATACCTCCTAATGCACCAGCAGCTTGTGCTCCAGCACTTAATGCTAAATTAGTAAGACCTCCTAAAAAATTAGCACCTGCTTGTATCACATTTCCAGCAGTTGAAGTTAAACTTGTACTTTCCCATATTACTGTTTGGATATCATTCAATTTTCTTGGAATAGGTAAAGTGACACCACCATTTGGGGTATATGCTGATGTTATAAATGGAGTAGCTAAACTTGGGAAAAACTGAGGTAAATTTGTAAGCGCTACATCATACATCATAAATTGAATATCTGTACAAAACTGTCTACCATCAGAAACCAAATCATTGGGAAATGATCTGTAATCTAAATTACCTTTCGGTTTTGTTGGTAAAAAGGGTGGTATGTAATCTGCTAAACCTGCCATAAAATTGTCCTGTTAACCCCTAAATATTAAGTAGAATATTTATCATTGGACCAAAAAATGGCTACCTACAAAGGTGTTTTTAAACCAAAAAACCCTAAAAAATATCGCGGAGATCCTACTAACATTATTTATCGTTCTGGCTGGGAACTTAAATTGATGCTTTATCTAGATGATCATAAGGATATTGTTAGTTGGGGATCTGAAGAAGTGATTATACCTTATAGATCTCCTATAGATGGCAAGGTCCATAGGTATTTTCCGGATTTTATCGTTACTAAAATAAATAATAAAGGTTTGAAAGAGACAGCTATTATAGAAGTTAAACCGAAAAAACAAACTACACCACCTCAGAAGCAAAAGAAGATAACTAAGCAATATATTACGGAAGTAAAAACTTGGGGTGTGAATGAAGCTAAATGGAAAGCAGCTGGTGAGTTCTGTAAAGATAGAGGTTGGTCTTTTCACATATTTACAGAAAAAGAATTAGGGATTAAATTTTAATGGCTACATTTCTAGATGACATTAAAGACTTAACTGAGAATATTATCTCAGAAAGCTCTCAATGGTATAAAGAAAAGATTAAGGATCTTTACAATAGAAATCAAGATAAACTTTTCAAGAAAACTACTCTTCCTAAAATAGGTGGTATGTATCTTTTTTCTTATGATCCGAAAACAAAAGAAATACTTCCTTTTTACGATATGCATCCATTAGTGATTCCATTAGAATATTATAATGAAGGTTTTTTAGGTCTTAATTTGCATTATTTGCCTCCATTAGCCAGATCGGCGCTTTTAGATCGTCTCATAACTATTTCAAATAATGATAAATATAATGAAAATACAAAATTGAGAGTTTCCTATGGCATTTTAAGTAATGTTGCAAAAAATACGAATTTTAAAGTTTGTGTAAAAAGATATCTTTATGGTCATGTAAGAAGTTCTTTCTACGAAGTTACTCCTAATGATTGGAAAAAGGTTGTTGTTATGCCATTGCAAAGATGGAAAATTAATTCAAACCAAAAATATGCTGGCTCACCACCTTACTAGGATTAAAAATGCCATTTAATATAGATACTTTTCGAAACCAAATAGCAAATAAAGGTTATCTTACCAATAACAAATTTGAAGTTATAGTAACACCACCACCAATGATACTTGGCGGGTTCTTTTCAAATTTGGCTAATTTTAATTTTGGTAATTTATTAACAAGCGTTGGCGACGTAGTATCAGCTGCAAGTGTAACAAGTCAATTGAAATATCGAATTGACCAAATAAGAGTTCCTGGTGTTTCTTTGATGTCAGCTGATGTGCAAAGATATGGTGCTGGTACAACTCAAAAAATGCCATTTCAATCTCAAATGAATGAAATAACAATTTCTATGACATGTGATGGATTTGGCGATATTTGGCAATTTTGGTACAATTGGTTGAGAGGTATTAATGAGTTTACAGGAACAACTTCCTCTTTAATTGGCGTAGGTACTTCTTTACCTTCTTACACAACAGAATATAAAGACAATTACTCAACAACAATGGAAATTGTTATTTACGATCCTTATGGATTACCAACAATTAAAATTGATCTTTTCGAAGCATTTCCAGCAGCTATAAGAGATATTCCATTGAGTTGGGGCGACTCAGGTAATCTCATGTCTTTAAATGTGACTCTTTCTTTCACTGATTTTACAATAGTTGGAGCAAATTTTGCTTCTCCTTATACAATAACAAACGCTATTGGATCTATCGGGTCTATACTAAATGGCGCTTATATGAATAACAATTATGTTAATAATATATTTGGTGGTATGGTTCAATCTGGAAATATACCACCATCACCAGGTCAACCAAATATAAATGCTGGTGGTGTATCAAGAGAAACAATAAACATATAATAATTTGGAGTTAAATTATGTCTTTGCCTAAAATTGATTACCCTATTTACACAACTGAAATTCCTTCGACAAAACAAAAAGTTAGATTTAGACCCTTTCTTGTGAAAGAAGAAAAACTTCTTCTTATGGCAAAAGAAAGCGATAGTCCAGCTGATATTCTTACAACAGTTAAGCAAATTGTTAATAATTGTGCAATTGATCCTAATTTTGATGTTGATAAATTAGCAATTTTTGATCTAGAATTGATTTTTATCAAATTACGTTCATTTTCAGTAGACAACATCATAAAAGTTGCTTACAAAGATTTAGAAGATGAAAAAATTTATGATTTTGAGATAAAGTTAGATGATGTTAAAGTGTTATTTCCTGAAAAAACAGAAAAAAACATAAAAATTAGCGATAAATCAGGTATTGTGATGAGATATCCATCATCAACCCTTTATGATGATAAGGAATTTTTAAGTTTAGAGAAAGATTATCTATTCGAACTGATTTTACGTTGTATAGAGTCAATTTATCTTGAAGATCAGGTATATGACGCTAAAAATTATAAAAGAGAAGAGCTAGCAGAGTTTCTAGAAAATTTGAACATTAAAACTTTCGATGAAATTCAAAAGTTTCTATTAGATTCGCCTAAAATTTATCATAAAATCGAATACAAGAATAGTCTTGGTAATGATAGGACTATAGAATATAGCTCGTTAAATGATTTTTTTATGTGGCGCTGAGTCATAACTCTCTCCAGAATTATTACAGTACAATATTTTCTCTGGCTCAGCATCATAAATACTCTATTAGTGAAATAGAATCTCTTATACCGTTTGAGAGAGATATCTACATGGATATGCTCATAGATCACATAAGAACAATAGAAGAAGTAAAGAAGAGCTAATAAATGGCAGCTGCAGATGGTGCATTAAAAGAATTAGTTAGAACTGTAAGATCTTCTTCAGATCGTACGTCTGGAGAAATAAGATCATATTCAGAACAAAATAATTCTACTGTTCAAAGAGCATTAAAAGATCTACATAGAGTTCTTCAATCTAACAACAGACAAACTTCTAATTTAAGTGGGTTGTTTAGTGAAAATGCTTCATCTACAGAACAAGTTTCTAGAAAGGTAGATGGCACAAATAATCTTCTACAACAAACACTCTCTATTCAATCATCTCTTTTAAGTGAAATGAGAACTGTTGGTCATTCTATAAAAAATCTTTATGATCTTGTTAGATCTCAAAATTCTGGTAGTCTTTTGGGTAATGCTGCTGGTGCTGCAGCTGGCGCTGTAAGTAGCCTCGCTTCAGGATTCAAAGCTGTTGCTCCAATTATGATTGGCGCTGGTGCTGGTTATCTTGGTAGTCAAGCATTAAATGGCAACAATCAATCTGCTGTACCAGCAAATACTGTTGCTCCTGGTGGAGAAAAT